AGTTTCGACTGAGGAGCATTTCCGTTCTTCTAACATGGAAATGAAAGTTGAGTTTCCGAACGCAGCGGCAGCAGCTAACTACCGCGCAACTGTATAAGTTGTGTATTTTGCAATGACGACGTTATCACTGAAGGCTGAACCAGCCGGAACAAGCAACGTGAGTTCGTCTGTGCCAAGGTTGATAGAAGAGATGGGGCTAACGTGATAAGCGCCCGCTTGCTTTACAAGGATGATGTCTCCGACGTTGAAAAGCGAAGCATCGGTAACTTTCAAAACTGAGGCTGTGTTACCCGTCAGAGTTGTCACTGCTGATGCAAGTTGACGACGAGTTCCAAGACCTGAGCGCATAAGCTTATCATACTCAGGAGAAGTACCTTCAGACGACATTGCTCGTGCTTCAACTGGAAGAGTACCTGAGACGTTAAACATTCCAGTTCTAGGAGTTGTAACTCCGATTGAGCTTGTGAAGACGTTTCGATCAATGACGTCTTTAACGCGAGACATCTCTGCGCCATCTTGAAGTGTTTGGAGAAATGAACTTGAAGACTGTGGAGCTTTATAGGTGCCTTCTGTGTCTTCGATTTCCACAGCCCACGTCTGATTTTTTTTGACTACAGTAGACATTTTTTATTCCTTAATTCGTGTATTTGATTTCGAAGTTGATTTCGCACTTACCGAAGGCTTGTGCAGATGCATCAGCTAAGAGTTCTGTTTGCGATCCCTTTAGTTCAATGCCTTGAATGTGACCGCCAAGAGGATTGTTTTTTAGAGCCTCCTCAACTAGCTCCTGAAATTGCTCAAGCTGGTCATCAATCCCAGACTCAGCCTCGACAATAATGTCAATTCTAAGACTGAGTGTTCTACGGTAAGAGTTGCTTTGAACTGCTGCTGGACTTGTTTCTTCATTAACGAAGTAGCAAGAAACAACGGGCAAATGACTAGCCGAATACTGCTCGACACGATTAGAGAAAACCTCAGTGACACCTTCTAATTTCAAAGGTTCTAGAGCTGCCAACACTGCTTGACGGATCAAGGTGCGTTTCGGGGTTGGCATTCTTAGTCCTTAGTTTTAATGCGAAGGATGGCGGTCCTTAACGTATCGTCATCGCTAATCTGCATGACTCGATAGTAAGAACCGTCTTCACGTTCAATTTCATCATCTTGTTGAATTGAGAATTCAGCCGTTACAAACTGTGCTGTGAGTTCAAAGCTCTGTACTCCACCCGACTCAATAGCTTGATGCTGAAAAATTGCACGTGTTTCTGTCTGTTCGCTTCCACGATAGACCACACAATTTTCAGAGAAAACGCCTTGAGTAATACCCAAGACGCCTTCTGCTATTGAATCAAAGAAGCTCAAGATTAAACTACAACTTTCACAATTGCGCGGTAGTTAGCTGCTGCTGCTGCGTTAGGAAACTCAACTTTCATTTCCATGTTAGAAGAACGGAAATGCTCCTCAGTCGAAACTGTAGGTTCAGCCTGACCCTCCAGAGTTGCAGTTACGATAGCTGCCATTTCTTCTTTGTCTGCTGCTGCATACCAGACGTTGCCAGTGATGCGGCTAGAAACAACAACTTCGATTTCGCCAGCGTAAGGATTCACAGCGTTAACCGCATTCGGAATCATTGTCGAAGACGCCAATTGACGAGCCTCAACTTCATACTGAGGAGGAACAATCAAATACTTAGCGCGGAGGTCAAGAGGATCACCACCAACGTCAGTCATTGCTGCGAAGAGCAAGTTAACAGCTTCAAGCGAAGACACTGAAGGTGTTCCACCGGCTGAAGGAATCAAGTTACCATGCGAAGCATGGAACAAAGCTACGCCGTCGCTCATGTTACCGTTAGTGTTGAGAATACCGTAAACAGTTGATTCGATGTCACGGTGTCCAGCTTTTTGAGCTTTAGAAGGAAGAGCTTTCAGAGCACCGAGGTCGTCATTGATGATGGCTTTTTGTGAAATCGAGAAGCGCACTCCACGTTCGCGGAGAGTGATTTTCTCATCCGAATCGAGAAGACTAGCTTCAGCATAATCGCCACCTTCTGTTTTCGCCTGGAGAGAGAATCCACCCAATTGAACAATTGGTGTTTCTTTGAAATCGCGAAGAGTGATCGGAGCTGTCCACTTCGAGTACGAGAATTTTTCTGCACCCTCTTGGCCCATAAGCTTGTGGCTTACGCTTGCAAGCAACTGCGCAAGGTCTGCTGTGACGATGGCACGCTTAACGAACTGCGAGTCTGACTCGCCTTGATTACGTTCTACAACTGCCTCAATCAAATCAATGAATCGAGCTTGTTTGTAGGGATTCTGAGAATCCACTTGGAAGCGTCGAGCATCACAACGATTAAGAAGGGCTACTTCTGCTAATTCACGTTTTGTCATTACTGTCTGTCCTTTCGGGCTAGTTTGTTTGCCCTTCATTTTTTCAATTATTTCTTTTGCGATTTGATTTGAATCGAGGCTTCTCGCTTTAAAATCCTCAATCATTTTCGTACTTGTTTCTTCGTCGAATCCTGCTGAACGAACCTGCATTTCCAGTTGTGCAGAACGTTCTTCAGCGGCTTCTCTTTCAGCCTTCTCTTTGGCTTCTTTCTCTTCTAGAGCCTTACGGTCTGACTCCTCTTTGTCGGCCTTCTCTTTAGCCTCTATCTCGAGCTGCGCTTTGTATTCCGCAACTGCGTCGTCTTTTAGTTTCTGAATCTCTTCTGGAGTCATTTCGTCTTCCCTATTGAAGGTTGTTGAATTGATGATTTCGCATAGTGTTTCTGTCTGCTCATTCGAACGAAGCACTGAGGCTTGTGGATCAAATGGCGTAGCGACTAAGCTGATTTCGATTGGGGTCCACTTACGAGCCGTCAGAACTGGAATTCCGTTCTCGGTTCCGGTTTCTTCGAATAGCTCAATGGAATAGCCAACGGAGACGTTCGAAAGAATTCCATCTAGAATGTCTTGGATGACATCTTGATTGCGATTCTTCGAGAGCTTTACTTCAGCAAAACCAAGACCGTCTTCGAGCCAAGCCTTCTGGATAACTCCAAGCTGAACTTTTGTGTTGCGCTCATGCTCTGTCAGAAATGGAGCTTTGCCTGAATTGATGCGCTCCAAATTCACGGCATCACTGGACATGTCCAAGGATTCGTAGAATCTTTCGCCCCATTCAGAACGTAAGCCTTTAAATCCCGTAGACCACAGAATCTTAATAACGTGCGAGTCTGCTTCAGAACGTTCGATTACAGCGTCAACGTTCCGTGTGACGGTCTTTAGAAGTCTCTTTTGGTTCATAAGTAGTTAGGTAGTTGTTGCGCCGCTGTTGCGTTTTAGGATTTCTGGGATTCTTCGATTTTGGTCAAAGCTTCAGGACTTACTAACTGTCCGTTTGATGTTCGCCGTGAATCCGAATCAAGGATGAGACCAAGCGCATCTAGCTCTTTGTTTGTTGCGGCAATTTCTTCCAAGTGTTTCTTTGGATTTATGCCGTATTCTCTGAGCACTGACGGGAGTGTTTTTTGTCCTGAACGAATCGCCTCTGTATTCGCTCTCACTTCGTCAATAGGCGAGAGCATTTCCCGAGCAGGCGGGTTCCATTCAACTTGAAGACCAGTCGGATCAATACCCTTCAATTGCAAATGACGTTTAAAAACATTGAAGGATGGATTCAAGAACTGAGGGACAAACATTGTCCAAATCCACTTATCGACCAGTTTATAATGCTCAATGCGAGCAGCTTTACTTGCCGAGAAATTCACCTGTGACCAGTCTTGTGTAAGCTGCTCAGCAAATAATCCAAGAGCAGCAGCGGCTTCTCGAAGCGTCAGCTTAGTTGTGTCATCAAACTCTGAGGCATGAGCAGGAACGTTAGGCATCTCAATAGACTCACCGGGATTCAAATAGACAGCAGCTCCAGGAGTGAGGCTAGAAAGCTCTTCACGTCTAAGGTTCTGCTGCGCTATTGAGCCCGTGGGCATGTCGTTCTTAATGATGGCGGTCAAAGCTGAGGAGACAAGCTGCTTACGGTAGTGAGCCTCTTGAATCTCAAAGAGAAAGCGTAGAGGTTCAATTGCTCGTGTAAGCCAGGAGATACCTCTTACCTGATTAGCCTTGTCTTTACGTAGAATGTGCAGAGCTTCTGAACCTAGAGTGTAGTACTTAACTTCATTGTTCGTCGCAGGTTCAGGCTGAAACTTGGAAAGGAAAATCCCTTTAGCTGAACCAAACTCATCAATTGCCACGCCTTGTTCAACTTGAAATTCACGAGAAGTAGAATCAATAGAACCGTCAGCAATAAAATCAGCATTCAATTCTTGGAACTTAAATGATACCTCATGAGGAATGACTTTCAGAACTGCTTCGCCATCAACAACAAACGAAATTTACATCAATCTGATTTAAGGTCGTAGAATGGCTCAAACACTAAACCTCTCAGTAGACCAAGGCACACATTTTAAACGTGTGCTTACATTTACTGACGGTGCCACGCCTACGCCTAATCCAATCGACCTCACGGGGTACTCTTTTAAAGGACAAGTTCGAACTAAGTTTGGAGTTATTGCTTCAAGCTTTGATTTTCAATTCACTATCCTAACTCAAAGTGGTGGAACACTCGGCAAAGTTGAAATGTTTCTTGAGCCTGCTGACACGTCCTCAATTGCTCTCAAGGACTCAACTAAATTCGTCTATGACGTTGAGATGACGAATGCTTCATTGGAAGTGAAGCGAGTTTTCCAAGGAACGCTAACGCTTCTGCCGGAAGTAACGAAGACGTAAAATGTCTGACATTATAATTGTTGACCAGACCGGAGATGAAATCAGTCTTCAGGTCTTGTCGGATGAGACCACAATCATCCAAGTCTCTGAGCCATCGGCTATTGAAGTAACTGTAGAGGCTTCTAATAGCTCTCAGATTACGGTTGAACAGTCAGATTCTATCTCAGTTGAAGTCTTAGATGAGACTAACGTTAGCATCACAATCGCTACACAAGGTGAGCGTGGTCCTTCTGGTTCAGTAGAAGAGTCTTTTGAGACCGTCTCTAAGAACATAAAGGCATGGCCCGCAACATTCAATTGGGTGGATGGTTCGCTTTCCTCAATCGTCTATTCGGATGGTGTTAGTTCCATCACAAAATCATTCTCCTATTCGGGTGGGTATCTGACTCAGATTACTTTATCTGGAGACACCCCTCTCAGCGCATCCCTTATTAAATCCATCGTCTATTCGAGCGGTAAGCCCGCGACAATCTCCTATAGTTAAGAGGAAAAATTCATGTCATTTACAAACGCTGCAAAGACCGCTGTTTTAGATCAGGTATTCAAAGGAACAGCTCTTCCTTGGGATGCCAACACAACGCTTTATCTTGCGCTGTTTACAGCAGATCCAGGTGCAGCAGGCTCTATTGCTTCTGAGGCTACCTATACAGGCTACGCTAGGGTTCCTTTGACACGAGCTTCTGACATCACTGTATCAGGC